CGTTTACGTCGTGGCGATATATCTAGCTCACCAGCGGCCGCGTCAAGGATTTCCCACTTAGCGTTTAGTGGATGTTCGACGACCTGCTGACTTGCTCTTTGCTTTATTTGATTCACTGGTAGTCTTTCTCTTTGATGCTGTTCGCTTTCGGGTGGTACTTGCTTTCTGTTTGGGCTGTTGAGCTTTCTCCCTGGTGGTTTTCTCAACCAACACCAACGCACAGCGACAATTCGGATGGACGGGCGGTGCGGTTACACCATCGGGATTCAGCTTGGATGAAGTGTTCGGAAAGATGGCTCCGGCATCCATGCTGATCCTCTCTCCTTCGAGTTCTACGCAGAGTGGGTCAACGTCGTAGCCAGCCGTCAGCCATTCACGTTCAACATCATCTCGGTCAAGCAGATTACCTTCAACGGCTTGCTGCCATAGAATGTTCTGTCCGGCATTGGCCGCTTTCGCCAGTTCAGTTCTAGCGATTAGCTTGGCTCTCATTCGCTTATAGGAGCCTTCGATGCGGTATACCTGTCCTGCGATTTTCGCTACGTCATTCGGATACTTCACTCCCAGTTCTTCGACCGTCACACCGCGACGCTTGGCGGCTTTCTTGAGCAAACCTTCTTCTCTGTGGATAGCGGCATTCTTATAGAAAGCGGTTAGCCCGACCGCACTTCGGATATGACGTGCCGTCTTGTCCGAACCCCATCCCTCTTTCACTGACGTGGCGATAATGGACTGGATCGTTTTCTTGTTTTCAATTCCCATCTCGCTAATTAAGAGAGCGGCCTCTTTCTTCGCATAATCGACGGTCGCGTTGTTGACGAGATTAAAACTAATCGGCCCTATGCCGACAGTAATCTGCTTGCCTGTGTCCTTCTGTGTCAGTTGAATGCCTGTCTGGTCGGCAGCAAATGTGGCCCCACGCAGACACATGGAGGCCAACTCGTCTTGGAGCTTGCTCATCGTGTCGAGCCATTCTTGGAGTATCGGATCGATAAAAGTCATCACGCGGTTGCTTTTAACAGCTACCACTAAGTCTTCCAGCGAAATAGATTCCTCGATACCTTTCCATTCACTCAGGAGTCGTCGCCGCATTGACCCTTCGCGTCTGTCAGCGAGTCTGATGAGTGTCGGAAGCCCATCATCAAGATCATCGCCTTCAGCTTTCTTGTCTGCTTCGTTATATGCCTTCACAGGTGGTGGGGTGGTGGCTGGTGTTTCAGGCGCGGCAGGTTTGCCAAGGTCAACCACTTCTGTGCGTGGTGGAGTATTTCCAAGCGACACCTCTAGCAGATTCGCTGGCATCAGGTGAACATCGCCTCTGTCGTCTGAGAGTGGGTCGTAACCAGCGAGTTCGCGCCATTCATCAATCGTCAGAACAGAGCTATTGGTTTTGGCGGCTTCGAGTTCGTGCCGCTTGTCTTCCTGCACAGGTGACTCGTAATCGACAATCAGTCGGTCATCGTATTCAGGAATGAGCCGTTCTTGAAACACTGACCGCAAGAACTCCAAGCGAGGTGTCAAGACATACTTGGCGAACATATAATCAGCCGCTTCAATGGTGGCGCGGTTTGAGTTCTCGATGACTCCAAGAATCTCAGGCGGTAAACCGAACGTCTGGATGATGATGTCTCGTTGCGCTGACCGCAGTTCGCTGAACTGCATCGACCGAAAGTCGGTAGCGAGTTCTTTGACCTCAATCTCTCGACTGACGAAGTAGGGCTTGAAGGCTCTCCAGAAGCCTTGGTTCTTTGACAACCAGTCGTGTTCCAGCCGTTCTACCTCTTCGGGTCGAAGCGGTGAATCAGTGCCACTCTTTTGTTTCGGCGAGATGATGAGGTCTGGTCGTGCGCGATTGAAAAAGAATTGGCGTAGATGACGACCTGCATATTCATTGGTTTCAAGTTCGTCGGCTAACACGTTGCCCAGGCCACTCCCTCGCCCATACGGGTTCGCCGGATTCGGATCACTGAGCCATAGGATTTCGGTTTCTGGAATGTTGCCTTGCCATCCACGAAAGCCAATCTCGTAGTGCCTCGTCTTTGGTGTTGGTGTCGCTTGAACCCAGTTAGGTGGAATCGGCCAGAAGGCTTCCGGTGCTGACAAGCCGTTTCGTTGCTTGAGCAGGAACGCATCACCAATCAAGTCAAGATGCACTTGCACGGTCTTCATCATTGAGCGACCCGTTTGCAAGCTGTTTCCGTAGTTCAAGGCATCAAGCAGAATGTGTTCTTCTACTTCAACCACGTCAGCCATCTTCCGTCTGAATTGAAGGCGTGACTCCAGTGACCCGACTTGCATGGCCCGTGTGCGAACGGCCCGTCCTTCCCTCTGGTGAACGTAGAGGTGCCAGTGCGTGGAAGAAATCGCGGTGGCAATCTTGGAACTACATGCACGCAACCACGGCATCTCTGAATACGCATCAAGGAGATTCTTTGTGCCTTTACGTGGTGCATCGCCTCGCTCGGATGGAAACAGTGCATTCAATAATCCATGCGTGTTGGTGTTCAGTTTTTCGTCATCACTGAACACACCCACCACCGCTTTGCTGGCGGCTTTTAACTTTTCAACGAATGTCGCAGAGCTATCCATAAGTCAACCCTCAGGCCAGTACACGCCATCGTTTTTCAGAGCTTGCGAGATAGTTTTCGTGGCTCTGGTCTGACGAATAGTGTCAAGGCGTTCTTGTGTATCACGCGACGGGCTGTCGAATTCCAACAGCCGCCAATCTTTATTGGCAAACCGACGACGAGCTTCAACAGCTAAGGCCAACGCACAGACACAATCATCGTGCATTCCTGCTGGAGCCGAATACCTTACACCCGTCGGCGTGTATTCATATTGAAAGGACATCAGTTCGTTCGACACGACACCATCGGGATACGTCACCTGGTGATTGCCTATCGCCACGACGAGTCCTTCGATTAATTGTTGCTTGCTGCCACTACTAAACTTAAACCCTTCAAAGTGCGCGCCAGTATTAGAAGCCAGAGCCAACTTCTGCAATGACTCTAACACTGGATCACCTAATCCGGTAGAATCAATTAACGCAGGACGGTCGCCGACCAGTTTCACAATCTCGTTAATCGTTTCATTCCACGGACGTTGCCAGCGATACATCTGCGTGCATCGCCCCGATTGGTCAAGGGCGATACCTACTGTCCAGTCTACTGACTTCGCCAGGTCCCATCCCCATACGACCGATGGTTGAGAAGACAACTCATCAACACAGGCGTCGATGTTACTCGATGTGCCAAACGGACATCCCTCATCGTCAGACGGTTCGGCTTCGTAGAGTTCTTGAAAGGCGGCGGCGTTGCCACGGAAGACACTCTTAGCATCAAGCACTTCGGCTTCATCTAACACGCCAGCGTCAATCGCATCCCACGCGGTGATCTTTGCGTAGTGCCAATCCGGTTCACCACTTTCGGCTCGTCGTGCCAGTTGGTATGCCCAATTCCGTCTGCCCTTGACATTACCAATCACACGCACCGCACCGCCCGTCGCGGTGATAGTTGTCCGTGCCGCGATCCAAGCGTCTTCTTTGCACCGTGTCGCTTCATCAATCACTAGCGCATAGACATCTTCACCATAGAGGGCATCTGGTTTATCGGCTGACTTGAACGCGATGATGGTGTTCGATGGACGAACGTGAATCTCTAAGTTCTGCTCATGGGATTCATACAGACTGGTATCGAGATATTGCTTGAGTCGTTTGAAGGCGATCTTGGACTGTTCACGAATTGGCGCAATCCACCAGTATTGATTTCCGGCTTTGCCCTGAAGGGCTTGCTCAAACAGCCAGATGATGCAGCCAACGGTCTTCCCGCTTTTCGTGCTGGCTTCAATGACGCTATACCGCGCAGGGCAGAAGATGGCTTCTAGTTGTTTGGGGTAGAGCCACGGTCGAGAGTAACGCGCAATCACGGATCGTTCTTCTCTGTCTTACTCGTTAAGAGTCGCTTCACCAGCGAAGCCTGACGGGGCGGTGGGGGAATGTTGAGCTTGATTTCAATCTCGTTATTCTCACCTTGACCCATGTGTTCCACTTTGTCGCCGTATGTTTCACGGCGATGAGCCTTGAGAATAAAGATAGCGGCAAGGTCGCTCTTCTCTCTGGCTCGGTTATGGAGTGACGCGAGGGTGAGGTCGAGTCCATCTTCAATAGCTTCGTTCCATGCTTCTCGAAACTGTTTATTCTTGTCGCGTTCTCGATACACGACTGCGCGACTGACACCAGCTTTGCGAGCCGCGATGGCAATCACAGGCATCACCGCCAGTGTCGCAAGGAACACAGCCTTCCATTCGCCAGCCGACTTCGGGCTGACACCCTTCTTGCGTCCCCCACGTTTCTTTCGTGGAACTAGCGTGATCGGTTTCTTCGTTGTGCTTGACATCAGTGTGGTTCTTATAATAAAGCACGAAGCTCGTGAATACTTCTCATTTTACCGTTCACATCTAATCCGTAGCCGAACACAAACTTATCACCGACCGCGAATCCAGAATAGTCAACGTCGTGATTCTTCTTTACCAATAACGCCGCAACACCAATCGAGGCAGGTTTATATGACGCAAGATAGTTCTTGACGTATTTCAACGTCAGCCCAGTGTCAACAATATCCTCAACGATAATGACATGGCGACCTTCGATGGCGGTGGTGAGGCCACTAACCAGGTTCACCGTTCCTGTGGGCTGCGTGTGGTCATAGCTATTGACCTTAATGAAATCAATCTCAGGATACAGCGGTGTCCGATACCGCTTGCTCTGTCCGGTGGGATGGCTTAATGCCCGAACCAAGTCTGCCATAAACATGAACGCGCCGTTCAGGATTCCAATCAGGACAGGGTCTTTGTCTGCGTAGTCTTTGAGGATCTTCGAGGCAATGTCGCGAACTCTTTGCGCGATGGCACGGTCGGTCTTGTGTAGTGACCCGTCTGTCGGTTTCATTTAGCAAGCTCTAAGAACTCCATGCGGGTCTCGTGGTGGTCTTTGAACTTGCCACGCATTACCGACGACACCATGACCCCATCGGACTTAATACCGCGCATCGACATACAAGTGTGAACACCTTTCGCGATGACCGTCACGCTTGGGCTGTTAGTAACGCCTGACACCTCAGTTGCGATGTCATCGACAAGGCGTTCCTGAACCTGTAACTGATGAGCATACTTATGGCAGATCCGAGGAATCTTCGACAACCCAATCACGCGATCCTTGGTGATGTAGCCCACTGCGATATCGCACCAGAACGGAAGCAGGTGGTGTTCGCAGAGTGACCAGACACGAATGCCGGACACGACCACCATCTGATCGACTGTCACCGTGTCGAAGGTGGTGTCAATCGTGCCTGGATCGTATCCGATAAACTCCTGCCAATACTTGGCGAACCGCTTTGGTGTGTCTTGCAGTCCAGGTCGGTCGGGGTCTTCCCCGATGACTGTCAGAAGTTGTTCGGCGATGTGTTCTAGTTGTCTATACCGCTCGTCTATTTCCATAGGTCAGTGTATGAAGTCTCGTAGTCACATGATAGTTCCGTGCGATAGCCGCTTCAGCGACATCGGATAACGTCTTCTGCACCTGTGTGGCCTCGATGCCTTCGGGCATGATATAAACAGGACTCAGGGCGTGATTCGTCACCAGCCTGTCTATCTCATCAAAGTCAGCCACATCTTGGACAACAAACTTGAAGCACCGTCGTGGGTGTTCATTGAACGCATCAAGGACCGTCGGCTGATACCGATCACGTTCGGCGTTGCCGCTGTTCTCAAGTTTGGGACTCACATTGTATCGACCGACCTTGAGTGACGGGTTCGGTGCGATGGTGCCAGCGGTCTCTATCTCGCTTGTCCATCCCTGGTCTGCCAGTCTGTCTATAAGTGGAATAAGGCGTTCAGCCTGTAGCATGGGTTCTCCACCGCTGATAACCAGATGACATATTAGCCTCCCCGATTCCATGTTCTTGTGGCTGAGAGCGTGAATACGAGCCTCTACGGCACCAATCTCCATCAGGTGGACTTCCTGTGTCTTGTCATATCGTGTCCAGTCCCACGAGAACGGCGTATCGCACCACAAACACGCTAGATTGCATCCGGCCAATCTCAAGAAGATGCACGGCGTTCCCATCGTAGGGCCTTCCCCTTGAAAGGTTGGGCCGAAGATTTCGTTCACCGCGAGCATGTGGCTTGACATTTTCTAGTTTCCTCGACCACACACCGCACCAACCTACAGCCCGTGCCTTCCAGTGCCACAGGCGCGACGTCGTGAACAAGATGATGTGCCATGTTTTCAGCCGTCGGGTTGAACGGCGTGACTACTAGGTCATCAGGAAAATGACGATGAAGCACCGCTACGTCAGGGTCATCCTCGTAAATCAGAAACCGATGATCCCACTGGGACTCTAACCAGTCACAGAGGCGGTTTTTAATGGCTGAGAAGTCTAAGACCCGTCCGATATCGTCAAGCCCTGTATCCAGTTGCACGGTGAAGTGGATACGATAGTTGTGACCGTGTAGATGCCTACATTTATTCTCGTGGCCTGTAACTTTGTGACCAGCACTGAAGTCATGGTATCTGGTGGCGACTACTGACATACGAGCGCGACCTCTAAAGCGCACTCAGGGTACAGGGCGGCAATGGTGGGAAGTGCTTGCTCACGCGGCATGATCTTTAACAGCATTTCAGCTTTTTGAAGTGACTCTCCTGAGAGAACCGCTTTTAGATGCCGACACTTTGTTGATAGACCGATAGTCTTCTTAATTGACCAACCAGCATCCTCTAACCAGGAGTGAAGTTCTGTCATCTTCGGCTCATAGACATGTGCCGCATATTGCGCATCGTACCCACTTGCACCTTCCTGTGTCACCGGACACGTTAGGTACAGAATTGCCTTGTTCGTCGCGACCGCACGACATTCCCGCAGCGAGGCTTGTTGCGCCTCGATTGCCATGTGTTCAATGGCCGACGTGTATACCACTAGGTCAAACCGTCCACTCAGATGCTGTGACATCTCCGCCACATTTGCTTCGACGAACGAGACAGGAAAACCCCAGTCCTTCTCTTCTTTTGATCTTCGAGGGTCTAAGCCTCTCGCAAAGACAGCGTTCTGTGAATGGATGTCAACACCAACATAGGCGCGGCACGTTTTTGAACGGTAACGTAGAAACGGAATCAACAACCCTCGCCCACAACAGACATCCAGAACCCTGCCGTGATTCGGCATTAGGTCGGCCGCGAAGGCGTGTTGAAAGTAGCAGTGAACATCAAGTTCTGACGCAACGCCATCGTAGAACTGTCGAAAGCAGTTCCTCATCTGATACGTTGTGCATAGCACCTCTTTTCGATCTATGTCATCCGTGATCTTTGGCACGATCCTACTTGACAGGGTCATGGTCACTCCCGTTGGCGGTAAGGCTCCATCCAGCGTGGAGCATATATCGTTGATACTTAACCCACTCGCCGAAATTGTGCATAGCGGTTTCACGCGCCTTTAAGCGTGTTCCGGGGGGACACTTAACCTTTCTTAGACCTGCACCGGTAAAGACATCAAGGTAACCAGCACGATTGCCCATTGTCCAGTTCGTTGAGTCCACCGAGTCAAAGCGGTAGTTGGTGAGTCCCGATGTTGGCGCAAAGCCTAACCCGTGAACCCTAGTTCTAGTCTCATGGGCAATGTCGCACAACTTGTTGAGGTATCTATACTCCTTACGATGAATGGCCTTAATTGCTAACCCACCGATAGCGACATACGGGTAGTCCTTCACCATTCCTCGCCAGTAGTCAAGGCCACGACTACGATGCCAGACTGGAATGCATTGCCGTCCGGTACGTGCCTCAAGCGTATGACGTAACTGTTCAACACGCGAAAGACCTACAGCCACGTCAATATCAAGTTCAAGAAAAAGGTGTATGTCATGTTTAAGAATAAAGTCTGCATAGCGACACACGTAGTCATCCCAATCCGTTGACGCTTTAGTGTTAACACTTTTGGTCTTTTGTTTTATAAACGTGAACGCACCGGAGTCGAGCATAAAGTTCCAGACCTTGTTGTCGATGTATGGAAGCATCCAATCTTTTACATAAAAGAATGACTCAAGAACGTAGAGTCCTGGCTCTGCCAGTTTTGCTCTGCCAGGGTCAACAGGCTTGTGATGGCATAGCCCGTGAAGCGTTCCCGTTGAGACGAGGTAGTTGTCCATTATCAACCAGTCACGCGAAGCGATTCCGGCGAGGTAGTTGTCCATTGCTTCTTCAATGAAAACACGTCCATATCTACCCGTGACGGGGTAGTTATCCATTCATCCTTCCATGCACTACTTTACCTGTAGCACTTTAAGGATGGCTTGCTCTGGAGATTTCCCATGTGCCGCTAGTGCTGTGACTACCGCTTGATGATCGTCAGGAGAAAACTTCAGCGTCAGCGTTATCGTTTCCTCTTGGTTGGCGTTCGGGTCATTCTCAAAGAATTGGTCGAGGTCAACATGTTCTGCACTAGCGAGAATTGACTGCAATTCCTCATCGTAAAAGAATGACGAGAGGTCGATATTGTTGTTCGCGTCTTCGAGCAATTGCTTGGCGTCCCAATCAGCGAGTTCACCTGTGCGGTTGTCATAGATGGCCAGGTCGCGCTTCTGAGCCTCTGACAGCCCCGTACGGCGCACCGCAACAAGTTCTGACCCCTTAGCCTCAACCACCTTGAGGTCGGTGATACCAGCCTCGCCAGCGGCTTCTATGGTCGCATTACCAGCCAGTACTTCGTTGTTCTCATCAATGACAATCGAGCGACCGGTGCCGACCTTGTGCAACGCCTCGACAATCATGCCGACGTTTCTCGGCGTGTGCTTGCGTCGATTCTTCGGGTCAGGAACCAAGTCCTTGATGTGAGTAAGCGGCTTTGCTTCTTTTTTAGGTGTCACCTTTTGGGACTTTCCTCTCTATCACGCATACGCCTCTGACTCCTGTTTTAGTGAATCCCGATACAGATGCTGCTGGTGTTTATAGTGCCGCAACTCATCCGGTGGGCGAAGCTGACGAATCTTCTTGGCATAGGCTTCACCTGTTGAGAATGTCTTCAGATAGGCGCGGTCAAGAATCTCGTGATAAAGACACCAGCCAACAAACGTGTAGTCTGTTTGAATATCCTGCTCCGTGTGGTCCCATGTTTCACAGAGCATAAGTGCATAGGCATCAACCATGTTCGCAAAGAATCTCGTGATAAAGACACCAGCCAACAAACGTGTAGTCTGTGTGAATATCCTGCTCCGTGTGATCCCATGTTTCACAGAGCATGAGTGCATAGGCATCAACCAGGTTCACATCTCGGCTCTTTTTGAGCGGCACGATGAGATGGTCAGTGCGTCTGGTGACAGCCTTCACGTCAACACGTACACCAGAAGGCAAGACACAGTCGTGGCCACCGGAACGCGGTTCAGTCGTCAGGTCTGGATAGGTATTCAGTAACTTAGCGAACGCCACCTCTGCACCGAAGCCACGTCGCTCCATGACCATCGGGGAAGCATCGGCATAGAGCGCATCAGTCACACCGGCCTTTCGGTTGTTGAGATACCGGCAGTTCGAGACAAATTCGACGAGACGAAGTTCTGTCGTGTTCAACGTCGTGCTGTTATCCACCATAACCATCTCCTTGTGACGAGACACATTCCTGTACGTTTACCTCACAGACGTTCGCAACCGATTGACCCAAGACGCTGCCGACCCGCTTTGCGTCAGCAGCAGTCATACTCGCTATGATATTCCCACAAGCTCGGTGCAACAAGACTCCCCGCTGATAGGCTTGACCTAATACTGCATCGAGTTCTCCGTCAGTCAGTCCAGCCAATCGAAAATGCACCGGATACCCTTCCATCACACTGGGCGTTCCACTGGCCTCAGCATGAAAGGCCTCGCGTAGAATGTGACCCCGCTCCCACATCCGTTCACTGATAGACTCCGTGCGATACCGCGTGATAACTTCCCTGGCGGCTGATAGTCCTAGAAGTGACCCCCCAAAGGTGCTGCTGATGAGGTGTGCTTCTTTCATCACATCTTTAGAGCCACAAATGGCTGCAATAGGCACACCGTTTCCGAGTCCCTTTCCAAAGGTGGCGATATCGGGCAACGTATCCCGTGCCGAAAACAGACTTTGCGAACCGGCCAATGCATGGCGAAATCCAAAGATCATTTCGTCAAAGATAAGCAAGGCCCCGTGTGCATGTGTGAGGGCTTTAACTTGACGCACAAAATATCGCTCGTCATCTTGTGGGACGCGTTCCAATCCAATCGGCAACACGGGAAACCGATAAGGCTCGGCTTTAACTTGACGCACAAAATATCGCTCGTTATCTTGTGGGACGCGTTCCAATCCAATCGGCAACACGGGAAACCGATAAGGCTCAATTAATACTGCCGCTGTTTGTTTTGTGATTTTGCTTCGCAGATCATCTATGTCGCCATGTTTGAATGTCTGAAGACTGGCAGCCATGCTTCCATAACAGTCGGCAAAATCTTGAGGATTCTCCGTGCCGTCCATAAGGATGGGTTGGCGATACTGTGACTGGAACCATTCGTGCCAGCCATGATATGCGGTGTCTGCGACGAGAAGATTGCTTCGTTTGGTCACACTACGGGCAATCTGGACCGCTCCTTGCACCGCCTCACTCCCGGTCATCACGAAACGTGTCATTTCTGCACAGGGAATCACTTCTGATAACAGCGTCGCGACCTCATTTTCAAGACGATGCGGCAACGACAGAATTGACCCGAGCGCGAGTGCGTGACCAACGGCCTTGGTGACTCCGATGTCTCCATAGCCAAGTGAAATCGCACCAAGCCCCGCCACTAAGTCAATGACCTCAGAATAATCAGAACACACGACACGACACCCTGCTCCCGATTCTGCATAGCGGGGATAAACATGTGTTGGCCCAACCGCTCCGAAGGCTTTTGATCGTGTTTGAGTATCGAGTGGTGTGTGTAGCATCGTGTTATATCTCTTTCAGTATTCCGCACAGTCGCGCTGCCTCTAGAACATTCTGTGCTGAGTAATCATTAGGCACCAGATATCCCCATACCCGCCGCACACGGTCGAGGTCTTCCTGTCGATCTACGCTGAGTTTGAGATAGCCATAGTCGTGTTCGGACAAGACATCATGAGTCTCGCAGTTGGATCGAATCCACGGCGTAACGTGTTCACGGTCATGGCGAGTATTCACACGTTGAGCCGCCTGATGTAAGACTTCCGCTGCCATCACTTCGGTATCGAACCCATCGGGCCATCGTGCCTGGCGACCGACATTCGACACGTAGTCATAGGTCGACTTCAGGTATTCGCCTAAGACGTATGACGACACATCTGAGGCCAGCAACGGACAATCGCCTGTGATACGCATCACCACATCGGCTTTCATAAATCGTGCGGCCTGATCCATCCGTCCTAAGACATCCCACTCCTCCCCACGATAGACACAGATACCACTCGATGGACGTTCAAAAACCGAAGCCAGTTGGTCATCGTGTTCGTTGACACTGGTAACAAGACAGATTCCGGTAAGTTTTTCCACATGAGAAACACGGGTGACCACATGCTGAATCATGGACTGTCCGGCAATTTGAGATAGGGACTTCCCCGGCAATCGCTTAGATCCCATACGAGCCTGAATCAACGCGACAACTCTCAATGCACTACTCGGTCCACAGGACGTACGTCACATGTATAAATCGGCTGCACGAAATCCTCACCGCCGAAGCCGCGCCGGAAGAATTCGATATTAGATTCCTTCTTAGTTACGCCGACACCTTGATGACCCATCTCGTAATACGTCACACCGAGTCCCTTTAAGTGCTTTATGACGGCCCACTGAATCGCATGGGAGACGTTTGGTGTCAGACTGGCGGCACTGGCATAGTAGGCGTATCTTTTGTCTCGAATAACATACGCAAATCCCACCGGCTGTGTAGTGTCTGGGTCACGAGCAATGAACCAGGATGCCTGATTCTGTTGCGCCCAAGCATCCTGGTAGATCCAAGAGTCTGTTGGTCGTGTCTTTCCACCGGCAGCCCGTTGATGCAAATCCTGACAGATTTTTCGTGCTTCAGAATGTGTCTCTGTTCCGATGTTTAACTTTGAATCACGGATAAGATGCCGATACGATTTCCTCATGTCATGCCATAACTGATCTTGTTCTTTTTGCAGATTAATGATTCGCGTTTTATGTCCGACATCTACCCACTGGCCCATCAACGGACTGGCGCATGTGTGGGCGTATCCCCACGCACAGATAAGTGCCTTCCGATCTTGACCGGCCATGACCATTTCTTGGTCTGTGAATTCCGACTTGAAGTGAGGATGCCAGATGGCACTCTTTAATCTGAGACTGCCCGACTTTTCACACCGAGCGATTAGTCCTGCTCTGCATTGCTCGTAGTCAAAATCGTAATGCGAATCATCACCATCAGGCGGTAAGATGGCGGGGGGTGGTGCTGGCAAATCACCAAGCCCGTATTCCAAATCATCAGGATTGTATGTCAATAACTGGGCCGCGTGGACCCGATATTCCTTGTCGACTAATGCCCACGAATGGTCTTCAAGTTTAGGATTTCGTGCCAGTTCATAATCACGCCATTGCGGACGTGACCAAAACCACAACGATTGCGTGGCATCCACAATGTGATTCACTTGGTCTGCTAGATGGTCTGTATCGAGCGGGACAAGCGATAGTCTAACGTCCATAAATCTCCGCGGTTATGACTGACCCAAAATCCAGCACCACAAAAGGCCGACAACGATGCTGCGTTGGCGTGTTTTATCTGTGCCTCCAATGATCGTAAGTTCAGGTGTTCGGCATACGAACATAGAGATTTGAGTATTGGAGTAGCATATCCTCGCCCACGATATGAGGGGCCAACCGTAATGGACACGCGACCGTGTCGTTCAGTGTCTCTATTGACAGAATGAGATGTCTTGTGAATATCAGCACCATGATCAATGCGACAGGTTCCAATCGCAAAATACAGACCGTTGTTCGTTTGTGTTTCAGCCATCAACAAACAACGTGTCTCAGATTTCATTGACTGCCAACACCACTGAACATGGTCGTCGTAATCAATTTCGTCTTGGTTCAAAGACCATTTACGAGTATCCCCGTCATTGGCCCACTGATACAAAAGATTGATGTCGGTCTCCGTCGCCAGGCGAAGGTGTATAGACACGTCATGCCGCCAATCGCATTCACCGCCATTCACTTTGTTTGAACGACCCTAAAACCACTAAGCGATTGTTCAGATTGCGTTACCGCTTTCTTTCCAGAGCCGAGCATTGATATGGCCTCTTTCGCATTTAACACATACGACTGAAATTGATCCGATGTCATGGCATGTGGATAGTCTGGATTATCTACATCTGTTGTCCTTAAACGCAAATGCGCCTCTAAAATTGTGGCTCCAGCCATCACGGCCAATGCTCCACTCGACACATAATTCGGATTCGTATGGTCAGAAAAACCATCAAACGAAATGCTCTTTCTTTTTGAATCAGCTAAAGAAATCCCATCAGTCTTATTTGCGTCGAGTTGCGTGTGGACTGTCGGGCTGATACGAGTTCGCAGCACTGATAAATTGCAATCGGCCAATGGTGTCGGATACGCACTCACGCAATGGAGCAACTTCACATCATCAGCAGAATATCTGAGAAGAAATTCCAAGTCTTTTTCTTCAGTGATGCCCGTGCTGAGATAAACAGGTTTCTTGTGACTCAGCATCGCATCCAGTAACTCAATATCCCCACATTCAAAAGATGAAATCTTAAATGCGTCAACATGCGGAGCAATAACTTCGACATCTTCAGGTAGATACACACTACACAGATATCTGATGTTGTGTTGCGTTGAGATTGTTCGTAACTGTTCGTGCCAATCTTTGCTCCATTGCAGATATTTCCTGTAATGAGATAGATACGGGGTCTTGCTGGCATGTCTGCGTCGAGCCATCTTCGTCGCACTCGATGTCCACTGAAACTTAACAGCATCCGCTCCAACATTGGAGGCCGTGATAGCCAGTGCGTTCATTTTGTGAAGTTGACCATCTCCACATGAAGCGGCTTCTGCGATAATTGTGAGCTTATTTTGCATCGTTGATTATCCTTATGACTTCTCGACCGTCTGTTAGTTGTGCAGCCCCTGATTGACCATTCAGTCCCCACGTCAAACCAATGAAGTCCCGAAGTTCAGTTATATACATGTCGTGAATGTGCTTGGGTTTTGACTTCCAGTTTCTGGATGTGACGTGATCGTCATCCCAGAATATCTTGATATCGCGCAGTTCATCGTCCGGATGAGACACATATTTGAGATCAAGATTGACGTGAAATTCTGCATTCTGAACTGGAGCCGCCGCTGGTGATAGTTCTGGAGTTGATGTCAAACACAACCATGCCTCCGACGCATTGACGACTGCCTTTTGCACTTTGTCTGAACCGAATAAATATCTCGCTAGATCGATTTCGTGAGACATTTCGTAGACTGCATCACCGTAAGTCGAGGGATTGCCCGGCCACATACTCACGCACGAATGACATCGGATAGATGCCCTGACAATCTGCCTGTATTCGTTTGACCTATTCATAATACCAGACACTAATTCACGAATGCCTTCATGGAATCGCCAACAATAACCCATCACGACTGGACGGTCACCTGCCAACTCAAGCAATTCGTCGGCCTCTTCTAAGGTATGACATAAAGGCTTCTCGATGAACACCGCTGCCTCAGTTTCAGTAAGCACCCTCTTCGCCATATCAAAATGCGTCTGATACGGCGTGCAAATCATCACGCTAGCGGGGGAAAGTTTTAATGCGTCGTCTAGTTCTAAATTCGATTCGACAATGGGATCAACGATGCCAATTTTCTCCTTGGCGATGCCAATATAGAGGGTGTTCTTATAGTGGCGTTTGCCAATGGAACCATGCCCGATGATTAGAAGATCCATCAGTATCCGTCGCTCTCTGCCTGGATCACTAATTCTCTGAGTTCATCGCAAGTCAGTTGGTGGAATGCATCGTTGCTGCAATATGTAAATGCGTCAGGTGCAGCATCGCCCATCATCCACTTAGATCGTGTCCACGTTGGTTGTGGGGGTGCCACCATCAAGACATCGTGATTGCGATGGATAAGTGTTCTCGAAATTTCTTCTGTGGATACAAGTTTTTCGTGGAGTTTTTCCCCACCCGCTCTGATACCAGAAATAATCGGTTTCGGCGCAGTATTTTTCTCTCCCAACAACCCATGCACCGCACCGAGTAATGATTTCACTGGTGCTGCACCGATCCTGGGGATGAAAATCTCACCACCTTGCATGTTATCTATTGCCGTCCAGACCAACATGACAGCATCGCGTAATCGCATCCAGAATCGAGTCATTCGCTCATCAGTCAATGTCACTTGCTGTCCTGACTGAAGGGCTTCTTTCCATAATTGAATAACTGAACCACGCGATCCGAGAACATTGCCATAACGAACCACACAGGACTTGAAATCTTGATCGTATGCATTAGCACCAACAACAAATCCTTCGGCACTGGCCTTTGTTTTGCCGTACTGGTTCATTGGTTCAACTGCCTTATCTGAACTAATAAATACAAGTCTTTTTACACCAGAAGCGAGACATGCATTCACGACATTGACTGTGCCGACCGTGTTGGTCTTTATAAGTTCGCCCCCATCAGTATGGGCATTGACTCGCTTTAATGCTGCCGCATGAATGACCACATCGGAACCACGAAATGCTTGACACAAACGATCTACATCCCGAACATCTCCAAGATAGGCTCTGAATTCTGGATAGTTGGCAAATTCAAGGCCAATCTCGTCGGCCTTAACTTCATCGCGAGATAACGAAATCAATCGTGTCACATCGTCGCGTTCTTGTTGACAGTACCGGGTGAAAGCTCGACCAAAAGAACCAGTCCCGCCTGTGACCACAACCTTCAAGTTACTTCACCTCGCAGTTGAAGTTGGCGATGCATTAAATGTCTGACGTAAGATTTCTTTAATTCTTCAATGTTGTCCTTTTTCTTCTTTACTGGTGCTGTAATTTTATGACCACGTAACTTTGCAATCTCGGGATCATCTTTAATCGCTAACAATTTCACGTAGGCATTAAGACGATCAATATCTATGAACATGTATCTATGCTTCAAATGTGCGCCCACACGATGGACAGACAACTGATAATCCAGTTGAGTTTGAGTCATTCGTCACAACCGCTTCTGGCTTCGGAGACAACCCTCGTAAATCATCACGACTTAAACCTTCAGCAACGGCCCGTTCAAGTAAAACATTTCTTAGATCTATGTCTTTTATCTTGGCTGCCTCTTGATGATGCGACCAAGATAATTTAGTTGCAAATGGTCTGTCGTTCTGTGGATAGGCCTTACTCACACGTACAGCCTGAGATAATGACCAATAGGATTTCTGAGTCAATTCAATTGCCTGTGAATAACTTTCTCCATAATCTCCGCGTGTTTCTCCATACAGCAATAAATCACCAATCGCCCACATGGACACATTCGCCAATTGATAGCACTTTTGTAGCGAGCTACAAAACTGTTCGATGGTTGGTTGACCTTCAATGACGGCACCAGAAGGCGTCAAACTGATCCCCCCGTCAAGTGCGATTGTTCCCACATCAGTTTGTTCTACGAGTGATTGGCTCATCTTTTCTCCTTAAATTTTACCGACTTCGTGAAGTGCATCCAGGACCTTTCTTGTGTCCTTGACATTTCTCACGATCGCCACTGGGCGACCCGTCCATGCTTGGTGCCACCTCTCTTGCAGTGCGTTCAGCTTTCCTTTTGGTGATTTGATTTCTACTAGTGTTGTCACCCCGCAATAACCGACAACGATGTCTGGCACACCATCACCCAATGATGCGATAGAAAAAACGGTGACGCCTTCTTGTTTCCTGAATTCTTTAACGATGTCTGAGTGGTTTAGATCAACCTTCGCGCGAAACACAATCACACCAGTCTACGTTGAACATTGACTTTGCCATTTGCCCCAAGTTGTTCATCCACAGGCACAATATTATTGGCAAAACAGCGGCCCTTCAATCCGCTCATTTGCTAATCGGATGTAGTCAGCGTTGAGTTCAATGCCGACGAACTCCCGCCCTAACTTGCCAGCCACCAGTCCCGTGGTGCCACTACCCGCAAAAGGATCAAGAACGGTATCGCCCTTCTTACTGCCAGCCTTGACGCACGGTTCGACGAGCGCAGTCGGAAACGTCGCAAAGTGCGCTTCGCGGTAGGGTTGCGGGTTGATGGCCCACACAGAGCGGAGGTTGCGGGTGGCTTGATCGCCCAGTGTGCTTCCTTCTACATTCTGGCCTGTTGATTTTATTCGCTCGACGGTGTCGTTGTATTTCCAAGTATTGACGCCACGTTTACGCTGCTGGCTCCATCCACTCTCAACCCCAGTTTCTCGCACCGACTCAGCGTCATAAAAGTACCGCGCTGACTTGGTGAGCAGGAACAGGTATTCGTGCGATTTGGTCGGGCGGTCGGTCACGGGTTCAGGCATTACCGATCCAGCGTAGTCAGGACAGAACGACACGCCTTTGGCCCACACGATGTCGCTGCGTAGATACCACCCGTCAGATTGGAGCGCGAACGCCACGCGCCACGGAATGCCGACGAGATCTTTCGGCTTAAGTCCTTCTATCTTGGCATTGACCGCAACGACTTGGCCGTTACGACCTTCGGGGTGTTTTGGGTCTGTATAAGCCCCCTTGCTCCCTGTCCCGCAGTATGAGTCACCAAGATTGAGCCACACCGTGCCATCGTCGCGTAGCACACGCTTCACCTCGCGGAACACCTCCACCATCGTGGTCACGTATTCCTCTGGTGTCGGCTCAAGGCCAATCTGACCCTCCATGCCATAGTCACGCAAACCCCAATAGGGTGGAGAAGTCACGACGCACTGCACCGATCCAGCGTCGAGCGTCGGTAAGATGTCTCTGACATCACCCTGCTTTACCATTCATGTCCACACTGAGGGCAGGTTACTTTAATGATCCGTTCAGTCACTTGCCTGTGACAGGTGGAGCATAACATTATGCAGTTGAAGGAATTGAAAATTTCTTCAGGTGGTTTTCCCCTTAATTGAGACCTGCTTTTCATCTCATGCATCTCCAGAAATACGGTACTAGCACATGCACGGCACCGCCTATCCCTCTTAAGAACTAATTGCCTTGTCCTGGCGATGTGGGCGTTTTTCACCTTGCGTCTGTTTGTCTTTTCGATCTTTCTGCGAATGGGTTTTGCAAACTTCAAAGGCATGACTTTGTTTAGGCCTGGGAAAAAGGTGACGTTGAGGAAATCGGAGCAGGAGTTGGCAATCCCGCCACGAAGCCATCGCTGGCGCGATGACCCGCGGAATTTCCCCAACGTCATCCACATTGTCTCATATGAGGTAGCGTATGAGATTACCTGTTCTTTTTTCTACGGGTTTTCAATTTACTTTGGGCGCGGTGTTGTTCTAGTCGAGGATTAGTGTGCCAGCACACGCAGTGTTCTACCCATGTGTGGTCGTATAGATAGAACTGACGTTGCTTACAACTGGCACACAGTTCTTGTCTTGTGCAGTCATATTCACGCCAGCCTGTATCCTGACACTGATGACAATGAAACAACGGTATCGGCCCATCAGGAATGATCCGACTATATCTATCGGCAACTTCAGCACCGAATTTTCCCTCCAGTGACGCTAAAAATTTCGCCCTTGCTTCGCGTCGTTTGTCCTCCATGACAACATCTTCAGGTGCCGTCAATTGTTTGGTTTGGCTTAATTCACGCACTAGATTCTCATGTGCCAGGTTGTCTGCTAATTGATACCAACTTCCATCATCAGGCATGAAAGGATTCGCTTCCTTGCACAATGCTTGTGCCGCTACTTCAACACTTTCAATCGGTAAATCACTCAGCACTAGAAATGATGCCTCCAGTTTCACCTCATCAGTTTTCGCATTCTTTGAAGAAGCGAGAAAATTAAACACCCTATTAAATCGTTCCGGTGAGTCTCGTGTTAATAGGTAGGTGACCATCTATTCCTCCTTTCGATGGCGTTCGAGGAAGCGTTTACTGGCATCAATCATGGTTAGTGTGTTTTGCGTGAGCTTTGGCTTGTGGTTGACTTGTGGCTCGTCTTCCCATCTCCGTTCTTTGAGAAACCGAACCGCGTGGCAGATATAGCGTTCTTCTACGTTCTCGTCTTCCCATGCCTTTAGATACCTGGTGAGTCCGTCCATGACCTCCCGATAGAGTGGTGTATCGTGTTCAATTTTCAACTTCTTCCAGATTTCAGAAGCCGCTTTCTTGCCTCGATTTCGTGGATACCTCGACCAGAATGATTCAAATCGAACCGTGTACGTACTAGTACTCTTATTAGTACTATTATTAGTACAGTCTCCACTCAGCACCAGCCCATCGGT